AATAAAGAAATGGTAAACGCAATGAAAGACATAGTCAATGCGTGTACTTTTAATACGATTAATGTAAATACATTACCTCTATTTGATGTAGAATATATTTTTTTAAATATAAGAGCAAAATCAATAGGTGAGATTGCTAAGTTTAAAGTTATATGTCCTGATGATAGTAAAACTTATACTGATGTAGAAGTTGACCTAACTAAAGTAGAAGTGCAGGTAGATGATGACCATACAAATAAAATTGAGATTGACGAAAAAAGAAAACTAGGAGTGGTTTTAAAGTATCCTACGCTGAATAATTATAAAGTGGGTGAAGATTTGGAAAATGCAAAATTTGAAACAGTATTTGATATACTGATTGATTGTATAGACCATATCTTTGAAGGCGAAAAGATTTATTCTGCAAAAGATGCTACTAAACAAGAATTAAAAGATTTTATTGAGAGTTTATCACAAGATAGTTTTAGTAAAATTAAAAAGTTCTTTGATACCATGCCTAAATTGAAATATGATGTTGAAGTCACAAATCCTAAGACAAACGTAAAAAGTAAAGTTTCTTTTGTAGGATTACAAGATTTTTTCGAATAAGCCTCACCCATAATAGCCTAGAGGCAATATACGAGACTAATTTTGCGTTGATACAACATCATAAATATTCATTAACTGAGATAGAAAATATGATACCTTGGGAACGTGATATTTACGTTCAAATGTTAGTTGATTATATAAAAGAGGAAAACGAGAGAAAGCAAAGAGACAAACAATGAGTTGTGAACATAAAGAAAGTCCCTGGAGAACCAACTGGCGGCCCGCTATGGGTTGGTTATACTTAACCGTGTGCGTATGTGATTTTATATTATTTCCTATATTATGGAATATGGCACAAACAATATATTTAAGTCAAGTTGTGTTGACACAATGGAACCCCATAACATTGTACGGTGCAGGCTTCTTTCATATCGCAATGGGTGCGGTATTGGGTATTACTTCTTATGGTAGGTCACAAGAAAAAATTGAAGATAAAAGAATAATTGCTCAAACCACACATACAACAACACAACAAAAATTTAAAACAGACGACCAGATAGGTTAATAAATGGCAATAGAAAAAGACCCAAATGACCCGACCGGTTTACTTAGAGCAGTAAAGAGCAGTGTGCCAGGCGGAACCACAGAGGATACAGAATTAAATGAAGATGTATTAAGTGAAGAAAGTAAAAATAAATTCTTTGGTACCCTGCGTGATGTATTTCAAAAAAAATTAGATGAGTTAGAATTAAATAAGACACTTGAATCTATTGCTGAGTCACTTCAATCATCTACTAAAAAAACAATGTCATCAATCGTACAGTCGGTTATACCTGATGTCTCTGTAGAATTAAAACAAATATCTGAAAAATTTACCACAGGTCAAGATAAAGATTTTGAAGATGCACTTAATAGATTGGATAAAATTGTAAAAAATACTGGCGTTAATCTATACGATTTTAGTGAAAAACTAGGTAAAAATTTTGATAAACTAGCTCAAGTATATGGCAAGAGAACAGAAAAGATTAGAGAGCTAGAAGAAGAAAAAGAAATATTAAAAGAAAAAAACATATACACAAAAATTGTAGATAATAATTTAACAAAAGAAAAAGAATTAAAAATTTTAACGTTAAGAGAACAAAAAGATGAAATAAACAGTATTTTTAGAGAAGAAAAACTATTAAAAGATAAAGAAAAACAATTTGAAAAAGAAAAAAACTTAATACTAAAACAAAAAGAAACATTGAATAAAACTGAACAAGAGAATATATTTAATAATGAAAAAATTTTAAAACAAGAGAGATTAAATTTAGAAAAAAGAAAAACAGATATTAATTATGGTGATAGACAACCTACAGGTGTACGTGCAGGACTACAAACAGCAGGCCAATTTATAAGAGGTGAGAGAGGTTCTGATTTTACTAGAACACTTATGGGTAATGTATATGCACAATTTACGGCACCTTTTGAGGCCATAAAGATGTTTAAAGACCAAGTAATGGGCGTGGCCGGATTTTTAAAAGATTTAGGTAAGGGTGCATTTAAATTGACAATGTTATTTGGTAAATTAATACTTGCGATTATACCTTTTTTAATACCAGTTGCACTCGTAACGTTAGGTCTATTTGCTCTCGTATCTATACTAAAAAAAATTGGTAGATTTTTTGGTTTAGGTAAAGAAGACGACGCAAAAGCTGATTTACAGAATAAGGCTCAACAAAATACACAAGACCAAGATATTGATGCATTACCTAAACTAGATGATACAAAATCATCTTTTGATAAAATTATACCAGAGATGGGTAAACCTGAGGGTCAAATGGTAAGTTTAAGACGAAAAAGAGAGAGAGATAATGATATGCCGTTACCAGGTGAGTTTGCACAATTAAATAAAGATTTTATGATAGGTAGAGAGATTGCTGCAGGTGGTATGGCCCCAATCGTTACAAATATCGCACCTACAAATGTTGCCAATACAAAAACATCAGAGACATTTATAAGTCCAGATGTATTTAATAACGACCCTACATTTTTAAATCTAAACGTAAGAACAGTTTAAAAGGCGCCTGTTTCCAAGCGCCTTTAAGCAATAATATTGAGAGAGATTACTCGTCTTCTGCTAGTTTACTAAAATAAGACAACGTATCGTCATCATCAATAGCAGATTGAGTCTTACTATTACTTTTTGCCTTACCGTTTGTTTTTGTTGGAGGGAGGTCAACGTTATCAACGGTACCTGCATTTCTAGTTCCCGCAATTACCCTATTCAGTTTCTCTTTGAGTTCATCATAGGACTTAAAATTGGTAGGGGCCAAGAAAGGTAGAAGAGCGTATTGTTTACTCCAGATTGTCTTAATCTTTTCATCGCTCTCTGCGATTGGTGCAATAGGCTCAAATTCAGATTTATCGTAGTTCCAATAACCATCAACTTTTCTTATCTTTAATTTAAAGTTTGTACCATTCCAAAAGTCAAATGGATTTACTGGTTTCTCGTCTTCAAATGCCGGCGTCATCTTTTCGGCAATCTTATCAAAAATCTTTTTACCGTATTTAAAGATAAAGACCTTACCTTCGTTTTCCGGGTGTTTTGGGTCACTTACCACAAGAACGTTTGAGTAGTAAGATAGTTTTCTTTTTCTCTTTCTTGCTATCTCTTTATCAGACTCTACGCCTGTATTCCACAGTCTTGTATTTTCTTCACTTACAGGGTCTTTTTGATTAAGTGTTGTAAGTGAGTTTTCAATATACCATCCGCCTGGTCCTTGAAATGCGTGTGACCATACTCGTACCCACGGCATATCTTCTTTTTCTGTCGCAGGTAAAAAACGAATGACTGCGTATCCGTTACCAGTCTTATCTAGTTCTGGTTTCCATATACGCTCATCGGCATATTTGTCTTTTGATGTTTCTTCTGGATTTAGTTTTGCCTCTAACGCTTTGGTAAGTTTATCAAAGTTAGAGTGACTTGATTTTAGTGTTTCAAAGTTCATATTTTACTCCGTATGTTTGTATTTGTGTTAGCTGTATAATCGCTATCAATTATTATTTATACGACCTTTCCACTTACGGTATCCCTTTACCCATTCCGTTTGTGTTACACGGTCTCTGCCTCTAAGTTTATCTCTCAAATTTGTTAATGAATTAATCAGTATATTTAATAATCTTATCATTCTATTAATATATCATAATCCAAGTAGTTTGTCAAGTCCCTTAAAGTCTATATACTTCAGATTTTTTATACCATTCCACTCATACATTTTTGTATTGACTCTATCGGTACCCTCATTGTGTTTATTTACTTTGTAAAATGTAATGTTTTTGTTTTGTTCAAAGAGTGTCTTCCATTGTGTCAGCCAGTTTACACTTGGTATTGGTCCTGATTCTTTTAAACCATAATACTTTGTGTCCTTATAGATATTATTAATCTTACCATTTGTACTGTTTAGGTCGTGTCCAATTAAAAAAAGTTCTGTAGGCTTTTCTCTTTGAACGGCCACATAACCACTTGTAGGTCCGGCGGCCCAACCTAGGTCACGATTATTTGGCATGACCTCTGTAATACTGTGTGCCTTGTCATCATCTCTTACCCAACTAATCGCAAGATTACTTTGTGATATGTGTTTCATAAACTTATCTTTATTTTGTTTCATAATTGTAACAAGACCAGATAGATTTGCACCGTGCATTACAAATTCTTTTTCGTCGGTTCTTTTATTTTCTCTTTTGATGTCCCACTTTGATAGTTCTTGTCTATCTGCCTCACTTACACCAATGTATATCATATTTTCATACATCTCAGCGGGTACTCTAGTCCAGTCTCTAAACCAGGTCTCATTCTTATAACAAAAGCCACTGTGATATATCTCGTGCATGATACCGTGGTCGACTGACACTAATACATCTGGAGTAAAGTCTCGGTAGAGTGCATTACAACCATAGATACGACCGTGAGAACGAAGTTTCTCAATATCATATTCTTTTCTACTCTCGCCGTTTCCTAAACAAAAAACTCTTTTTATCATAATAGTTTTATTACTCTATGTAGTATTGAAAATTTAAAAATGTAATTAATTCTAATTCTACTGCCAACGCTCCTTTTTTATATTTTTTCCAACATTTATCTTCTATATGTTTTACACTACCTTCCCAAATAGTTTTTTCAATACGTTTGTTCCAAGTAATTGTAACATAGTATCTATTACGCAATTTTAAACCAATTATATACAGCGATTATCGCTATAATTAAAAAATATAATTGTTGTACCACTCTCGCCTTATCTTCGTCTTTGTATGCGATATATAACCAAAGAGAGATTGAACCAACACATACTAACCAACCAAACCATTGTATAGATATGATTGCACTGGCGTGTATCGTAGCGGCCGTAATGCCAAACATACAAGCAATCCATCTAATCATAACAATTTAATTGCCATAAAAGTCATTAGTAATAATACTATAAATCTTAAAATTTTATTTTGACTCTCACCTAAGATATAGAACGCACATATAAATGCCAATATGTATAAAAAAATATTAAAAATCATTTTAAAAAAACCTCTTTTAATATAATCTTTGTT